TACCAAATCAAGAGAGTTGGATTCTTGCTATGGCATTTTCAAATCCAAAACGTTCAATACTTCAAGGTATTTTATATGAAGGAAGATATTCTGGAGTAATGGATAAAATTTTAAAGGGAGAGAAAATAACATGAGGGATCCAAAAAGAATACCAAAAATACTTGACGAGTTAAAGGGGATCTGGGGTTCATTTCCAGATCTCCGACTCGGTCAATTATTAATAAATGTTATATATTCATCATTTCCTGGTATCAGTGCGATAGATGCAGAGAGAAAATTATATTTTATGGAAGATGAAGAATTGATAAAAGCTATAAGAAAATACTATTCGGAGGGAAAATATATTGAACCTAATTAATCCAATATTCAAAATTCAAAACAAGAAAAAAAATATATTCACACTAAGAGAAGCAGACTATGAACAAATATTACCGATTGTATCCGAAATAGTTAAACCAGTAGAAGAGATTGGATTTCAAATTAATGAAGTATCATTAAAAGATTCTCGCTTTTCATCCGGAGAACTATCAAAAACATTGAAGAAAACTTTGGCAATAAAATTACAAAAAGCAACATCTATGATTGATTTAAGTATTTTTATTCCAAAGCTTGTAAATAAAAATTATATTATAATCAATGGAAGAAAGAAAATTCCATTATTTCAATTATTTGATATTCCTTTGGTGACTAGAGGAGAAAGTATAAAATTAAGGACAAATGTAGCAACTCTAATGTTATTTAGAGACAAGGACGTCCCATTTGTTCATGTTAGCTTTCTAGGAAAAAGAGTTCCATTTGCAGTATTAATACTTGCATATTATGGACCAGATGCTGTTTGTGAACGATTTGACTTAAAGAATTTAAAAATAAGTTCTGATAGTAAAGATTTTTATGAAAACTTGATGTTTGATATAAAAACTTATTATGAAGAATCAAAAGGATTTAGTCAAGATGATTTTATACATGAGTTGGGAAGAATTTACTCTAAGTATAATGCTAAGTCAAAAGGTCATGATATTGTTTATGCTTTAGATTTAATCCCTAAAGTAGATATTATTACAGCAAAATTTTTAAAGACTGGCAGTATTATTGAGGAGCTTATTTTAGCTATAAAATCAGAGTCTATAGATGATACTCTTTTTACAAATAAAAGAGTTCGTTGTTTTGAGTATATGATTTACTCAAAAATATCAAAAATAATATTTGATTTGTGTTTTTCAAACAGAACAGCTAAGCAACCAAAATTCAACATAAACTCAACACAAATATTATCAGAGAGTAATGTATCTGATATTATTCAATTTGATTTTTCAATTAATCCAATTGAAGAATTAACAAAATTATCAAGAATAAGTTTGTTGGGACCAGGAGGTTTTAAAAGAGAAAATATTCCAAAACATTTAAGAGACATTTCAAAAAGCATGTTTGGAAGGATATGCCCAGTTGATACTCCAGATAGAGATAACTGTGGTGTATTACAAAACCTTTTACCTAATGTTGACTTAGATTCTGATTTACAGTTTACAGAAAAGCAAACAGAAAAGCAACCTATTTCAATTCCAGTATCATTTACACCATTTTCAGAGCATGATGACCAAACAAGATTACAAATGGCATCATCTCAAATGAGGCAAGCAATTCATCTAAAACATTTTGATGAACCAATGATAAAATCAGGTTGTGAAGGATTATATACTGATTATACTCAATTTATAAAACGAGCTAAAAAAGATGGTGAAGTATTATATATTGACAGCAAATATTTGATTGTTGTTTACAATGATAATGAAACTGAAATATTTGATATTTCCCATAGAAAAATTTATGTTGAACACATGGATCTTTTTCAAGAATATGTTCAACCAGGAGATAAATTTAAAGCTGGAGATATTCTAGCAGAAAGTAAATTTTGTAAAAATGGGGAGGTCGTATTTGGTAAAAATCTGTTATCTGGAGTAATGATTCATTATGGTAATAATTATGAAGATGGAATTGTTATTTCTGATAGACTTGTAAAAGAAGATTCATTTAGTTCAGTTCATTTCAGAGATTTGTCATTTACATTACCACCAAATAAAGTTTTATTATCATTATCTAATGAAGCATATAAACCATTACCAGATACATATAGTGTTGTAAACTGTGGTCAACCTTATGCAATTATAAAAACATTAAATGCAGAAGATTTATATTCATTGTTTAGTGAAGATTTAAAACTAGAAGCTGAGAAAAGCTTTATAATATCAGATATTAAAATGTACCCCAACACATGGAACGAAGATATTCCAGAGTTTAAAGAATGGGTTGAAGAAACAATAGTTAATCAACAAAAAGAGGAACATGATTTACGAAAAGTGATAAAAAGTAGATTACCAAAAGATGCTTCTGCTCAATTTATTAGAGAAAATAATTTAGAAATTTCTTCATTTGTTGGGAAGTATAAAAATAAAAGAGAAAAAATTAATGGTATTTATTTTGAGATGACTGGAGTATTCTTTAGACCAATCAAGGTTGGAGATAAGATAGCAAATAGGCATGGAAATAAAGGAGTTATCTCTAAAATAGTTCCTCATGAAGAAATGCCGAAATTACCAGACGGAAGACATTTAGATATATGTTTAAACCCACTGGGTATAATCTCCAGAATGAACTTTGGTCAATTGTATGAGTTACATTTATCAATGTCTTTATATGATCTAAAGAAAAATATGTTAGCAATGCTTACTGCTGACGAGGATCAAGATTATATTAAAAAGTATCTAATTGATTATATTAAACTAATTGATAAGACAGAAAAGAAATGGTATTCAAAACAATTCATCAACCAAATGCCAAAAACTTTAGATAAGGATTTTATTGAAAATCTAACTTTAATACAAGCTCCTTTTAGTTCATTAAAAATATATGATCTTGAAGAAGCTTTAAAATATACAGGAACAGACTTCAAACATAAAATATATGACCCAGAAGCACAGAAAGAATTGATTAATCGTATTGCTGCTGGTTATATTTATTTTTTCAGAATGGTTCATATTGCAGAAGAGAAATTAGCCGCTAGAGGTATTGGAACTTATGCAAAACGAACTCTACAACCTTTGGGTGGAAGGAAAAATAAAGGCGGGCAGAGATGCGGAGAAATGGAAACAGCATGTATTATTGGGCATGATGCTACTCAAAACTTATTTGAATTTCTTACTACAAAATCAGATTGTATTGATTTAAAAAATCAGTATATTAGAAATTTTATTGACCCAAATCTGGTTGATGAAAGTAAGCAGTTAGATACAGTTCCTGAATCTGTAAAGCTTCTAAATGCATATTTAACAGTTATAGGAGTGGACCACAAATGAGCGTAAGTCAAGTTATATTAACCAGAAATGAAATAAATGAGGCAATGAATCAAGGATTCTTTGAAGCTGAGATAGATGGAACTATGAGGGAAATTCCTCTAAAGTTTCTTTTCGAACCTAGCGGTGATTACCAAAAATACTTAAAGAAAAAAGAAAAGAAATTTCTAAAAAAAGAAAAAAAGAAAAAGGAAAGTTTATTAACGTTTAATGTTGAGGAGTTATTCTAATGAATGATGAAGATTATATGCACGCTAACCAAGAACTATTAGCTCAAGTGAGAGAATTTGTTAGACGAGATACTACCTATTCCCTATCTGAGCTGACGGCAAAAGGAATGTCAGCACGAGGATCAAGTAGCGCAGGTTATGGTCATATCCATTACAGCAATAATACAGGACCGACAGTTGAAATTATTAGAGAATTTAAAGAATATGAAGAAGAGTTAGAGGAAGAAGATGAAACAGTATTTACCTTTGATCCAGAGGAACTTTATGATTGAGTCAAGAGACTGTCCAATTTGTTGCGGAGCAATTATGCTTTGTTATATAAGACCTGATTTTGAATACTATATTCAAGAAGGCAAAATAGAACGAGATACAAACAATGACTTATGGGAAGGGTCAGACCCATATCTTGATTTTCATTGTAGTAATGATAGGCTCCATGATATTAATACACCACAAGAAGGTCGACCGGCTGATTCAATGCAAGCTTGGATTGAAGATGTAACAAAAGAGTTCTATGAAAAAGGTTACTATGATGTATAAGGGAGAAAACAACTATGACAACTAAAGAGTGTTTACCAGATATACAATGCACTGAACCAACTATTAAAATCCCCATAATGCAAGTAGGCGTCGAAAACGTAGAGGTTCCTTTTAAACTTGAATCAAAACAAGGAGGATACAATGAGCTAGTTGCAAATGTATCATTAAGAACTAGTTTGGATTCTAAAACAAAGGGAATCTCTATGTCCAGACTCTTATTAACACTAAAACCATATTTGGATCTTCCTTTAAAAAGCAAATTAATTGAACAAATATTAAAGGATGTTATAAAAAATGTTGGAGATGGGAGTCCTTGGGGAACCAATGCTGCATTTATGAAATTTGATTTCCGAATGCCTGTAAAAAGAAAATCAATTAAAACAGATAATGAATTTCCTATATATTATAAGTGTAGATTTGAAGGTCAAATATATGATGCAACAATGGTAAAAGCTTCCGGTCAAAAAAATCAAGAATGGTATTTTAGATTCTTTGAGGGAGTAACTGTTCAATATGCTTCATATTGTCCATGCTCTGCTGAATTATGTAATGTTTTAGATAGTAAAGGGTTTCCTCATAATCAAAGATCATTTGCTCATATATTAACCGAGATAAACACTTATGGAACGGATTATGTCTGGTTAGAAAATATTATAAATGCAGTAGAAAATGTAATCCCAACGCTACCATATCCAGTTATAAAAAGAGAAGATGAACAAGAAATCGCAAGAGTTGCAGGAGAAAATCCAATGTTTGTTGAAGATGCAATTCGAGCAGTTTCTGAGTCAGTTAATGAAATACCTGGTGTGATTGATTGGATTATAAAATGTAGTCATGAAGAATCAATTCATACTTCAGAAGCGATTGCAATTAATTGGAAAGGAACTAATGGCGGGTTTGATGGAAGGAGATTTATATAATGATTGAAACAGCAATCTCATATGGCTTTAATGACCATCCATATTTTGAGGACGAAAACAGATACCATACAAAAAATATTCCACAAAGTATTCAGCTAGCAGTATGGCAATATGAAATTTGGAAAAATAATATGGATCATATTGTAAACCAAATATATTTAAATAGTGTTAGTATTAAAGCAGTTCATTTACCATTAAATACATTGATAACGCCATTTCAAGATATTGCTGATTTAATGGGAGTTGCTATTAGTACATTATTATGCAATAAATTTATCATACACCCTAATAAAGGCATTGAAGAATTTATTGATAAATTTGTGGAATGGAGTGAAACAGCAACTATTTACATTGAAAACTTTAGATATAAAAAGAAAAAAGTTCTAAGAAATCCAATTGAAATAATCAATAAGTGTGTTGAGTTAAATAGTGATAAAGTTAAAATGTGTCTTGATACTAGCCATGCTGAGGGTGTTTGGTTTGATAATTGTATAATGCCAACGATATTAAAATATACAGGAGTTATCCATTTATCAAACAGAGTTGGAAAAAAATCGCATCTTCCATTTAATATGCAAAACGGGGATTTAAATTTAGTTGGATTTGTGAATGAGTTAAAAAAGAAATATAAATGGGAAGGATTGATTGTATTAGAGTATCTACCACACTATCACTATAAGTTAGATAGCAACCTTAAATATTTAAATAGGTTAGTACAATGAAACCTTGGGAACATTATAGACTAGTTGAAAAACACTATGAACAACCCAGACCCTATAGTCATCATATGATGAATTTTAGAAGACCAGATGAACCACCATCAAGTTATATAGCACGCTTTGAAACAGTGCGAGATAATGCTGCATTATGGTGGAGAAAAGGTGATGTTATACAATTTGGTTCAGGGTTTATGCGTGGGTATATACCTAGTTGGAAACGTTGGTTTTTAGAGACAAAAGACATGCCCCCACCACCCATAAACAAAAAAATTCCAATATATGCTAGAGATGAATATGCAATTATTTTAAATAGATATAGATGGAAAAAATTTAAATGGAATATATTTATAGATTATGGAGTAATTCTTATGATGTTGACCGGTTCAAAAGCAGGAAACATAAGAAGATATTATGCTTCATCTTATCCATTTGATTTTGTTAAACGCTATCCATATACTGGTCAAAGAAAGTATATTGGAGTAAAGTTAGATACTGAATATAATTTAATACACACATTAAAAAATATAAAGTCTAAATTTGATAAAGAAGAAGCTAGAGATTTGTTTTTATCATGTATATATCATGTAGTAAAAGGAACAGATCCAAACGAACCGGAGATTGAAAAAATTGCAAATGAATGGCTAACAAGGTGATTATATGAATGATAGCGATGTTTATAAAGTCATTGAACTTTATAAAAAAGAAAGAAAGCATGAAACTTTAAAATTTGGAGATTACGAAAAAATTGAATCTTTAAATTTAGCAAGCTTTCTATTGTTGATTGAAGAGTATGTTAATAGAGCTAAGAAAGCTTATTCAAGCAAGTGGTCAAGCGAATTACCACCATGGCTAAAAGACTGCGCCGAAAATAAACTCCACGGAACGGCGCCGGTAGAAGCTTATGAAGAAGTTATAAAAATAATGGCGCTTGCAGGTGCTGCTCTAGAAACTTATTGTGAAACCCTTCCTGACGGGTGGAGACAATATATAGACCATTTTGAAGAGTAAAAAATCTAATGAGGAGAAAAAATTATGGCAGAAAGTTTAACACAAATGGTAAAGGACCAAGAACTTCCAGAAACTGTTTTGACAACAGAAGAAAAAGAAGAGGTTTCTGAAGTCGCAGGAGAAAGAAAGGAACAACAAAACCAAATAGAAATCACATCTTTATCACAGTGGTTTGATACGAATTATAAAAACTTTGACAATATTAATGCAGTTAAAGTCTCCATAAAAGGAGTAAATCCAGATTCAAATTTATTAATGACAGTTGTTTGTCAACCTGAGAGCTCAGAAGAAAACCCTGAAAGAGAATTGTTTCTATTTAAAGATGCAAATTCTCAACCAGTTTTGAATATTCCAGGAATGGATATGCAAATTTATAATAATGGTTTTAAAATTGTGTATGATTTTGGAGAAGAGAATGTTTTTATTAAAGGGTATGGAGTTCGAACAGGACTGATTGTATCATTTTGTAATAATATTGACGGAAGACTCATTCCGCATTCAGTCTCAAAGGTTAGTAGAAAAGATAGCAATTTAGATATAGTCAGAAGAGACCCACAAATAGTTAGACAAAAGTTATTAGAAAAAGTTGACATTGAAGCTCTTGAGCTTCTTTATAAACAAATTAATAAAGTTGAAGGGATTGAAACTAATTATGATGCTGTTGTTTGGTTAACAGCAAGACAAGCAGAGATGACAGATATTAATCACCATTTATTGATTGACAATGTAATTATTTCAATACTATCGTAAGGAGTTTGGGTGGGGCTACGGCATACTGGCGAGCTTCCCTCCTCGGAATACCACCGATGGATAAGCGGATATGGTGTCGGTGCCTCACCCTTAATCTATTATGCAACTAAACCCAAAAACAAATCTAGTATTAAGAGATGTATATCTCTATGATATTGAAGCTTGTCATTATAATATAATGAAAAATCTCGGTTTTGATATGACCAATATTGATAAGGATGATAAGATAGGAAGAAATATAAAAATTGGTCAAATGATGAGAGACAATCCTAGATTAACAAAATTACTTAGAAGCACGACAAAATCAATTTTAGATGAATATATTTTAAAAAATCAAGTAACAGAAGATCAAATTATCATAAGACAATATGATGGAATGATTTTAATAAGAACTCTTAAAGAAACCAATTTAAAACACACTCCTTTGGCTCTACAAAAACATTTCCAAATCTTTATTGTTTCAATTGATAGAAAAAGTTATATAGCTTTTGATAGTTCAAATAAAACAACTGTAAAAGGTGTTTCTCATAAGTATCCAAAGATGGAAGGAATATACACACAGTTATGTAAAGCAGTTGATACAAATAGAGAATCAATGTTTAAAAGACTTCAAAAGTTAAAAGATAACTTTTTAAATTCTAATGATCCTTACTTATTTGGGATACCAACTAGAGATGGAAAATGTAATGTGTTTTTAAAAGAATATGGAGAAATGGAAATATCTTCACAGTTATTAAAGATAATGGATCCAGAGGATATTGATAAACAAAAATACTTCGATTTTTATATACGTCCATTTACAAAAAGCATTGTGTTTGAATATGTGAGGTGATATGGAAATAAAGCATCAAATAACATTCAGAACATTTAAAAATTATTGTAAACATCATCATAAAGGTTATATTGCCAATACGTGTGGTTTGACACTAAAACCTGGAAGGAAAACTCAATGGTGTGAAAAAAAGCATTGTCCATTATTTAAAAAATTAAAAAGAACTACAGAGTGCGAGAAAATAAGGTACTGGCCGTCTCGTCGCAAAAGATAAGGAGATTGATATATGGCAAAACTGTATGAAACAATCTTAAACATCGCAGCAGGAAAATTTAATCCTCTTGAACTACCACAAAGATATTCTATTTTAAATTTGGATACAATGTATTATCAAGCAAACACTCCAGAGCAAGTAGAAATAAATCTTTTAACTGCAAAAAAAACAATAAACAATATTGAATATTGTAATGCAGATGCATATGAATTTATGGAACGAACAAAGTTGAAATTTGATAGAGTTTGTATTTATAGATTCCTTGAACACGTTCCTATGGATAAATTATTATATTTTATATATCTTGTATCATGTGTTACGAAAAAGGGTGCTGAAGTGGATGTTATTGTGCCTAACTACGCTGTTTTAGCAGAAATGATATTAAAGGAACATACTACATATCCAAACTTTGAACAACATAATATTGAATTGACCACTGAATTATTAAATGAACCATCGTGCCCGCATGCCTCTATTTGGACAGTAGATAGAGTAAAATATTTCTGGGAATTTGAAAAGAGGTTTAAAAGTTTTCTTATTGTTCCTAATTTTACATATGATGGCAGAGAAATTTATATGAGGTTTAAGGTAAAAAGAGTATGAAAATATCAGATATTATAAGACTAAAAATGAAGTCAAAAATATCTATGGATGGTTTTGGTGGTGGTTCACATACACATAGTATAGGTCGTGGTGTGACTAGAAAGAACTCATGGGCGGAGAAGATTTATACAGCAGATTATGTATTATTGTCAAGAAATGATGGTTATTTAGAATGCTATAAAAATCGTCATTCTGATAGTAGAGGAGAAATAACAGCAGAAGAATTTTTAGATATTACTATGAAAATGTTGGCTAATAGTTTATACAATGGAAAAACTGAAGTTTTTCAACAAGCGTTTGTAGATGACGCAATAAAAAAGCTTAAGAAAGTTTTAAAGAAACATTCTAAAGTAGAAAGGATGGCAAAGTGATACCATTTATAGAGAGAGCAGAACAAATGGGATTGGGAATTGACAATGATAGAGGAATATATAATTATTCTGATAAGCATGGTCATATTATCTATCGCATTGTATCGACACCGCATAATGGGGAGAGTGAAGCAGGACACCCTACTGATGATTTTGTATTGCCGTATTTTGCAATATTTACAGCAAGACCTGATTCAGATTTAACAAGGGATGGTGCATTTACTTATTGTGGTAAAGTTTCTAACATATATAAATTTGTTGGAAATGAAACATTAAATGATAGAATAAGGCAATCTATTGAAAGAGTTGGTATGCCTATTATAAGAGAAAACACAATTCTATCTTATGATCGTTGTTTAATGAGGAATGAAATAACGATCCAAAATGGACAAAACGTAGCACAAGTTGGTGATGTGCTACCTGTTATGGTTGTTAGTAATAGCTATAACGGGCATCGAGCGGCAACTATAGCATTTGCAATTTCAATGAAACACGCAGGGAGTAGAGTCACTTTTGCTTTTAAGTTGGGTGAATTAAGAATGGTTCATATTGAGAGTTCCCCAACAACAATGACTTCAGCAGTTGGTACATATATGGGTGCTTTTTCTGAAAATATTGTTGATCTGATTTCTGAAAATTTCAACAACACAGTCACAGAAGAAGAAATGCTCGGTGTTCTGGATGTTGTTGAAGAAATTGGTAAAAAGCGAAGAGATCATGTTTCCGAAATGATTGAAGAGATGCAAACAGAAGGAAGACCGCCAACAACATGGCAAATCTTTCTTGCTATAGTAAGGTATAGTAGTCTTGAACCTAATTTAAATGTTAGGAAATTGCTTGAGAGCGCAGCTGAAAGCGTTCTAGTAATACCCGCTCGTATGTATGATGTTTTGTCTCATTTAGAGAGAGGGGAACGATAATTCTAAGGGGCGAAAGCCCCTTCCCCTATTTTCGGTTCTTTTTTTTTGGAACAAAAAAATAAAAAGGGGTTTACATCGAAATGGCAGATCAAGATCAAACTCAAGCAAGGTATTGGGTACCTAGTCGAACATATGATTTTCAATTGAAAATTGGAAAAAAAGATTATACGAACGATCTATATAAACTTACTATTTTAACATCAATTGAAACTCCTTATCAAACATTTATAGTTGATATGTTTCTAGACCCAAATGATATTATATTAGAAGAGATATATGGTCAAACACCTCTTAAATTAACTGTTAGATTTTTAGGTCCTGTTGTAGGAACAATACCAAATACTGAGTTAGAAAGAATTAGTTTTGATCTAATGGTCGTGTCAAGCGACTTTAGTGCCCCACAAGCAGAAGTGATAAATTCAGATGCTGCAGCTACACCTGGTCATAAAGATAGAAGACCATTTACTATAACTGCAGTTTCTAGAAACTCATATAAAACCATGAATACAATAGTAAACGGAGTTTATTTTGGTCAAAGCGTAGCATCTGTGATAAGATCATTAGTTAATACAAATTTAAGAGGAATTACATTAGAATACGATACTATTGGTAGAAACAATGAACCAATAGAACAAGTATTAGTTCCACCAACAACAATATATAAAGCAATAAGATATTTAAATAAATTGTTTGGTATTTATAATGGTATTTACACAACCTATTGTGACTACAATAATGTACTTTATATAAAAAATATGTCTTCTAGAATAAAAACGACTCATGCATTTACTATTTGGCACTTAGCTACAAATGTAGATAGTAGAGATGTAATAGAAAAGGAAGATGAAAAAACCACAATTTATTATACATGGGAAGATGTACAAACATCATATTCTGGAAATTCTATATTTTCTTCATTAGCTCCGGTAAATAGATTCATCGTAACTCCAAGAGATAGATTATCTGAAACTATTGACGTTAACCTAGAAGAATTTGGAGGACAATATGGATTAATATCAAAAGGCAAAAAAATGTATTTTGATTCAGAAGCAATTGATGACACGACAAGAATAGCATATTATAAAGATCATACTGGGTATGAAACAACAGACTCATTTATAAATGCAAATTTATCTAAAATTCTTGCAGAAATGTCTACATTAACAATTAATGTTTATCAATATATGTATATAGAACCACTTCTGAAAGTTGGAGAAGCAGTTCAAATTCATTCTAAAGTAACAAATATGCAGCAACTAACTGGAAAGTATATCTTAAAAGGAAGCGAAATAATATTTTCAAGAGTAAAAGATTGGGAATCTGCAGCTAGATTATATTTAATAAGAACAAATAGAACTGATTAAGTTTTTTAGAACAAATATTAAAGGAGTATAGTATGGTCAATTTGGCAACTCAAAACAATCCAAAACATTTTAAAGCAGTAGCTGACCAATATGTTAGTGAATTTTTAAAATGTAAAAGCGATTTTGATTATTTTTGTAGGCATTATGTTTACATTGAGTTGCCAGGAAAAGACCAATTATTAAAACCTTATAAGAAACAAACAGAACTGATAGATACAATTGAACGACGAAGGTATGTATTGGTATTGAAAAGCAGACAGATTGGAATATCTACTGTTATTCAAGCATACTCAGCGTGGTTGACAATATTTTATGATAATGTTGTTATTGGCATTATTTCAAAAGATGGAAAAGAAGCAACTGATTTTGCTAGGGGAATACGAGGAATGATAGAGAAGCTTCCTGATTGGATGAAACCACCCAAGGGAGTTCTTAGTAGAGGGTTTGCAAAACAAGCAGAACAACATTTTATTTTAACGAATGGATCTAAATGTTATGCATCTCCAGTTAACCCGAATGCTCCAGATAAAACGCTTCGTGGTAAAGCAATTACATTCCTAGTTATTGATGAGGCAGCATTTGTTGGTCATGTTGATTCAGCATGGACAAGTATGGTTCCTGCTTTATCAACAAACCAAATGCAAGCAAGAAAAGCTGGAATACCATACGGTACAGTCATATTATCAACTCCAAATAAAACAGTTGGAATTGGTCAATGGTATTTTGAGCAATATATGAGAGCTATTTCAAAAGATGATATTTTCTATCCATTTGTAATTCATTGGAAGATGATTGCGGAGTTAGCTGATGATTCTGAATGGTATAGAACTCAGTGTAGATTATTCAATAACGATCCTAAGAAAATTGCTCAAGAATTGGAGTTAAAATTCTTACCTGCTGAGGGTTCATTCTTTGAAGCAGAAACGGTTGAGGCAATGCAAAATTCTAGCAGAAAACCAATAGAAATTGCAAAACTTTATAATGGAGAAGCTTGGAAATTTGAAGATAGGCTTCCAGGAATTTTTTATATAATTGGAGTTGATACAGCTCCTGAACATGGAATTGATAAGTCAGCAATAACTGTCTGGAATTATGAAACATTAGAACAGGTTTGGGAATACCAGGGTAAATGTAAAGTTCTTGATTTTGTAAAAGTTGTTAAAGTTGCAGCAACTATGTATCCCGGTTTAATAGTTGTAGAATCAAACTCATATGGTAACCAGGTTGTAGAACATTTAAATGCTAGTGAATTTGCTACAATGCTTTATAAAGAAAAGAGAGGACAAAATACATTTGTTCCTGGTCTTTCAACAAATGCAAAAACAAGACCATTAATGATTGATGCTCTTTATTCATATATGACTCAATATCCAGAAAGTGTTAGATCAGAAAGATTGGCACTTGAATTAACAGGACTAGTTTCTAAAACAAGTGGCAAGGTTGAAGCAGATACAGGTTGCCATGATGATATTGCTTTATCTGCTGCAGTCTGTATGTATGTTAGAAAATATGATCCGCCTGTAATGATTGATTCTCATAGGTATTCTGCATTATCAAATGAGATGGCAAGTATTGTTGATATGAACACAGATACAGACGGTACAGAATTTAATGATAGATCAATCATGAACAATGTTAAAGAAAAAATGAAAGATTCGGGTGGATTTGTAGATACTTTAAAATTTTTTAGGGAGTAAAAGTTACTATGGAAAATGTTAGATTAGATGAGTTATTTTCTCTTCCAGTTGGACTTGAAGTTGGACTTGAGCTGGGTGGGCAAAAATTTTACACATCTGACAAACTAAAAAAGAGCTTTGTACTCGCGTTTAGAAAATCAAGCAGGGGAAAAGATATTGCTAACTCTATTGAAAAATTAGTTGAAAAAGAACTTATTCTTCCATCATATAAAAATAAAGGTCTATTAAAATTTTTCAAACATAAAATGGTTTCAAGCGGAGAGGATAAATATGCTCTTGCTATGTATTATGTTAAAGAAAAAAGAATTATAGTATTAATTGATAATAATACAAGCATTTTTGGAACAGCATCAAATAATTCTATAGTCTCTACAACTATGCACGAGTGTATGCATTTACTTTCTGGAAGAAATATGAATAAATTTTTAAAGATATTTACTCCTGCATTAAGAGAATTTTATAATAATTATTTTACTGATGTTTTTAAATTAAAATCTAAACCAAAAGATTTAGACAAAATAATTGGTTTTATAGCATTTGTAGAAAGTCCTGGTTCAACACCAATAAATAAAAAATTAGCAAGACTGCATCAATTAATGGAAGAAGGTTTAAAAGAACATACAAGTTTAAATGAAGAGCAATTTAACAGAGCATTAGTTGATTATATAGTTGCAGCAAAAATTTTAACTGCTAGCATAAACTCATTTATGAGAGTTAAAAATAAATATATGTACCTTTTAAATGCATTAGAGAGAGCATATAAAAAGACGTTTAAAAAGAAAAATAAAGTAAGTCAAGTATTTCAAGAAATGTATTCAGTTTCAGAAGTAATATGTGTTATGGCTGAATTAAAACCAAAAGATGCAAAAATAAAACAAGCTTTTGAACTGATGACTAGAGGATAAATAAATGCCAGATGAACCCATCAAAGTAGGTAGCATTACAAAATCTGCGGATCTTATGGGAGAAAGAGCTTCGGAAGTTAGTAACGTTTCTAAAACTATAAACGAAATGCAGAGAGACGTTAATCAAAGAATAACTGAAGTAGAAGATCAGTTTGGAGATGCAGATCAAATAGGAGAAGTTCAAGAAGCTACTGTCAATATACTACGAAAAATGAGTATGGCTATGGGGTCATTTGCCGATGGAGTAACAAGCGTTACCTCAGGTATTGCTGGTGCTACAAAAGATGCAATTGGTCAATATGGAAAAGCAATATCTGAAGATATTAGTATCAATAAGCAAAGTATAGTTGCTACAGCTTTATCAAGGACAACTCCTTTATTTGGTTATTTTGCTGCCAAGTTTATGGAAACAGATGTCTTTCAAAAAGCAAAAGAAAAAATGAAAGCATCAATGGGACAAGCATTTAGTGGTATAGGAAAAACAATTTCTGGGTTCTTTAAAGGAAAAAGTGGAGCGGAAACAGAAAAAGTTCCAAAAATGCAATCTGGTGGTTATGTTAAGAAAGGCGGAATGGTTGAAGTTCATGCAGGGGAAATTGTTGCCCCAATTGAAAAAGTTTTAGATAAAGTTGATGCTACCGTTAGTGCAACACAAGACCTCGCAAAAATTACCAAAAGAGCACAGTTAAATACTCTCGCTAAGATGGGAACCTTTGTTAGATCAAATGAAGAAATGCAAAAGGTTGGTTTATTCAAAGGATTCCTCCGAGCAGCTAGACAAGTTCAAACCCAATATGAAGAACCTGCAAATATCAGACAGTTAAGAGCAACCCTTGCCATTCAACAAGCACTAGGAGCAACCATTGGAACTTGGCCACAAATCTGGCAGAAAATGCTTATAGAGCATCCAACGTTTAGAAACATGATGTTCTTCTTTAGAGGAATGGGTAATATGTTCGTCAAATACCCTGCAAGACTTGCTTTTGCTGTGTTTAAATCAAGAGGAGGTTATAGTTCTCAATTAGCTCAAAGCAAAAATCCATTTGAACAACTGAATCTTAATCTTGGTTTGCTATATTCAGAAGGGATGTGGAGACTAGATAATATAGCTAAATTTACTAAAGCTACAGCAATAGCAACAAGAGATTTATCTACATTTACAACTGGAAAAAAATATCCACCTCTAACTGGTGTACCAACATCTATTTGGAATATAGCTTCTATGACATGGTCATTTCTTAAATTTGCTACAGGAGCTAAATGGATTGCACCAGTTATAGAAAAATTTACCAGAAAACACTTCCCAATTTTAGGGTCTCCATTTTACGCTAAATGGGAAGGCATTCCAGAGTTGATAGAGAATATTCATCTTAAGTTATCTCCATCCAAAAGGGAATTTGAAAGTATATATGGAGAAAGGGCTGGTCTCGGAGCAGAAGGATTATTAGCAGAAGGAGGACCTGGTCCACCATCTCCGTTACTTATGTGGTTAACAAGTATGGCTGACGGCGCTGCAGCAATGCCTGTTAAAATGATTGAATATGATGGTGAAGCTGAAATACTTGAAGAAGAAAGAACTAGCAGTTTAGTTTCTGGAATAGATAGTCTTTATTCAGGGTGGCAAAAACAACACAAACTTCAAAAATCCCAATCTAAAGATCAACAAGAAACAGCTAAAGAATTAAAAGAGCATAACAGAAGAGAAAAAAGAAGAACATTAAGCGGTCTTTTTGGAGGAATTGCAGGCTTGTTTACTGGCGGAATCGGGGGGATATTTAAATGGTTAGGAATTGGATCTGCAGCATTAGCAGCAGGCGGAGTTATTGGTACTATAATTGATGATTTCTTTTTTAAAGATGCTAGAAAAGCATTTTTAACTGCTATGGATGAAATATCAGCAGAAGCTGTAGAAAATATGAGAAAAAAGACACTCGAAGCAGTACAAATAATGGTAGATAGATCTCAATCTCCAGAAAAAAGAGCAGCTCAGGCTGGGCTTGCTGAAAGAGAAAGAACAATAGCTCCTACTTCTGTATCAGCAGAAAGATTGTATGCAATTGCTGGAGGTAAAGCCAGAAGGTTTATTACTGCTGGGGGAACTTGGATAGAAAAAGTTCAAGATTACCAATCTGATTATATGAGAGACAACTATGATAAATATGCTATATATAGTTCTGCTGAATTGACGAGAACTAGAGAAGAATTTATAAAGAAAGGAATGGGTCCAAAACTAGGAATTATTGATGTATGGAATAAAGGTCAGGTTAAGAAATATGCGGCAAGAAGAGAAGAAGCATACTTAAAATACTTAAATCAAAGAGGGAAAAGACTTAGAGCTGGTGAATATGGAACTAAAGCAGAAGCTCAAGTAGCTGCAGACGTTGCTAGAATGGAAGCAGAAAAAGCAAAAAAAGGAAGCGTTGTTGATAGGGTTACTGGTGCAGTTTCGGATGCTTATTCATTAGGAGTTGATAAAGCAAAAGAAGGATTAGCTGGAGCTAAACTGACAGCAGAAGCTATAAAGGAGTCAACTGTTGAGAATGCAAAAGCATTGGCTGAACAAGGCGAAAAAGCAATGGCTGCCGGACAAAGTCACGTCACCCAAATTGTATCATCAGTAAGTAATAGTGCACAAACAGTGGGTAGCAGAGGGTATGAAAAAATGCAAGATGCATATACCAATCTTAGTAGAACAGTAATAACTGGAAAAATTATGGACGACCCAATAATGTTTGATTAAGGAGCAAAAATGGCTAACGAAACAAATCCAATATTAAGGCAAGCATCTAAAAAGGAATCTGGTGGTGAAATTTCATTGGATTTTACATTCGGTCTGCCGCCAGATATGCATTTTCCAGGAAGTAACGAAGTAATGAAGTCTTCAATGCCTCTGGCTGAAATTCATCCTGGAGTACCATCATTCAAATTAGGGTTAAGTTTATTCAAACGAATTCCTAGTTGGGATGAAAGTGCAGATTCATATCATACATTGTTAAAGAAACATGGATTTAATATTCCAGGAAATCAACGGCATCTTAAAGTTGCTTTTTTAGCTGATAGTTTTCCAACAGATACGTTTACTAATGAATATGGAGAGAACTTTCTTCAAGGATTGGGACAAGGTGTAAATGAAGGAGTACAAGCTTTAACACAAATAGCTGGCGGAAGAACAGCAACAGAAGTAGCTGGTAATTTAGCAGCTGCATTTGGTCTTGGTGGTGCTATGGATAAAGCTGGCGGAGTAGCAGACAAGTTAAAAGCGGGACTTAAAAAAGCGGGTTTGACTGGTGCAGTTAATATGGTAAATAAAATGTTGGCAGGTCAAAGAATTGATTTTCCTATGGTTTGGAAAACAAGCGGATTTCAACCATCATATACAATGACTATTAGATTATATAATCCAAATCCAGGAGATCAACTTGCAACTAAAAAATATATAATAGGACCAATTGCTGCTTTAATGTTGTTAGGAATTCCTATCTCTCAAGATGGTTCTACATATAGCTGGCCATTTCTTCATAAAATCGTATCTCCTGGAATATATAATCTAGACCCAGCTTTTATTTCTAATATTACTGTAATAAAAGGAGGAGATCAAC